CGGACTTCGATGACTTGGGAAGATAAAGAATCTTATCCAAGGTGTAATTTAAGTAATTTTTATCATCTTTTTCGCTAGTAGAGACTTTACCGACCGCAATAGTCGGTGTGCCTGGTGCTAAATCTGACAGTTGTTTGGATAATTCAGCCCATGCTGTCAATTTAAACCAACACGTTTCGGCGTTATCCGCTTGCCAAGCAAGGGAACGATTCGTGACGGTGGTGTCTGAGAGCTCAACCTCATCGGCTTTTGGACCCAGACCACCCGCAGCAATAAACAAGTTGATTGCCAGCAGGTCATCGAAGTTATCTTTTGAGATAACTAGCATTGGTTGCATTTGAAGCACACCATCAACCGTGGCTCGTGTAGGACCAATAGCTAAAACAGAATCGTTTTTGCTTAATTGTTGTAGTAGTTTACCTACATAGTGATTTTTGTCCTGGATTAATTGGACCTTTGTTGAAACTCTTTTGTCGTTTGACGGGAGAGCATCAGCTAAGACGTTAATAACGCCTTCGTTATCCTGCGCGGTGTCTGTTATTTTCAGACCCAACAGAAAAATGTTCATGCTTTAGTTTCCGATAAATGGTTGAGCGATGCACCTTTAGTGCCTTGGCTGCTTGGCTTACGCCAGAACCTTGGCTTATGAATGCTAGTAGCATATTGGTATCTCCGCCAGTTAATTTCGAGTTTTTTCCGGTTCTGTAAGAGAAATGATATGGGTTTATACATGACTTACAATTGCAACTTGGACGGGCTACAGCACCTTCTCGCGGAACGTCTAGGTATTTCAAAATTAAATTTCTTACATAGTAACGCTGTTTAAATACGTAGAGACACGGAACATTATTGCTAAATGTACCATTCCAAGGCTCACATACTTTATAGTCAAATAAGTTTAAAGCTAATTTTTTAAATAGTTCAGAAAGGTTGGTCTGTTTACAATCTCCGTAGTTTAGTAAATAAGAGTTTGTATCTAGTGCCCGGCAGATATCCTCTGCTTGAGCCACCGCGTGGTTATTATTGTTAGCTTCTATGTGAAGTTGAATTTTTTTATCTTGCTTAGTAAACTCGAGATTATATTCTTTTAGTAACACTAGTTTTATTTAGGTGCATAGAAAGCTGTGCCTTCATAGCCATACCCTAGTTCCGCTAAAGTGGCCATCTCGTTAGGGTCTCTAGTTAACAAGTGTTGACCCGTTACTGCGTTGTAATAACGTTCAACTGCTTCGGTTCCTTCTCGCTGAGAAGTATAGGCTTCTCCCGTTACTCCTTCAGCTTGATAACCACCCGCAACTGCAGCGTCTACTTCCGCTTTATTTGTCGTCAGTAGATGATTGCCTGTTGAAGGGTTAAATATTCTATATACGTCGGAAGCTTCGGGTAAATTCTCATCCTTATACAGGTTAAAAGAGGGACCCTCCCTCGTAAAACCTTCGAGATTTTCGACACTTGGGTTCGATGTTTGTAAATGCCCCCCTCCAGGCTTATAAAATCTCTCCATCGCCATAATTTGTGGCGTGGCTTTGGGCGCAGGAGTAGCGTCAGGTGTAGGAGTAGTGTCAGATGTAGGAGTAGGATCTGGAACTTTAAATGTTTCTTCTGGACCTTTGCCTGGAGATTCAGTTAAAGGAGGCTTAGTTAAAGGAGGGTTATTTCTTCCGCCATCATCACCTCCGCCATCATCACCTCCAGAAGAAGGAGTTTCTGCTTTAAAATCCGGTGCGGAAGGGTAGGTTATAGAAGGGGAAGTGCCAGGTGGCGGTGTAAATGTAGGTGTAGTAGGTGTAGTAGGTGTAGTAGGTTTAGCGGGTGTTTCTCCTGTAGTAGGTAAAAACTCTGTAGGAGGAGGAGTAATTTTATCAGGTCTTGCATATCTTATTACACCTCCTTTTTGATGTTCTGGTTTGTTGTATCTAAGTCTGCCTTCTTGTACATTAAATTTATCACCTGCATATTGAGGTTTAACATACTGATCAAAAAAATCTTGTCCTAAAGAATCTAAAAATTGTTTAGTTGAATCATCAATATCTGTTTCTGGAAAAGAAGTTGTATCGGCTGTCTTTGTTGGAGAGGTTTCTTCTACTGATGAGGTAGGGCCTTCACCAGCCATACGAATTGGTTCGGGATCTTCTTGTTCTGTTATACCAAGAGCTTTTTTTTCTTCCGGCGTGGACAAATCTAAATAGTTTTCTGGGAACATTGTATCCCCAGCCGAAAAAGGCTTACCTGGTTCTAATCGTTTTCCACCGAAAAAATAAGCCACGAGATAAATACTTGAAGAAGGTTAACAGTTAGCTGATTGTCCTTGAGACAGAAGTAGCATCTGTCTTAGGTTGCTCTTTTTTAACTTTTAGAGCCGGTTTATATACATTTTTTAAGTCAGGGAAGTAACGAGTCAGAGTAGAGGGGTTTTCCTCTTCTTGTTCTACGGCCTGACTAAAAGTATCTCCCGCAAAGCGCATGGGTTTTTTTTAGTTCTGTTCCATGTTAGCAAGTTTACAAGCTAATTCTTCTGGTCATAAATCTGTGTAGTTTGTGTCCTTTACGAACTACTATATCTAGAGTTTTTGCACGAAGAGAAGCTTCTTCGTAAGTATTAAACCATTCTGCGTCGTCTCGTTCGGAACAGTAACTAACGACCGTATTGTCTTGTAAAAATGAACGTAAGTAGTCTCCATCTAGGTTTTGGATAACCCACGCCTCTCGAAGTGTTAACTCAGGTTTTGCAGCCATTTCAACCTGTGTTGAAAATAAAGATTTCTCTGCAAGTTTAGTCATTTTGCGGCCCATGAACTTCCTACAGAAGCGTCAGCAGAAGAAGGAACTGATTTTAAAACTGTTTCAGCCGATTTAATCATGGTTGTCTCAAGAATCTCTTTATAAGTCTCAGCTAATTCTTCTTTTACTTCAAGTACCAATTCATCGTGGACAGCAGCGACCAATCGAACATCTTCATTTAAATGTTTGTTTAAATCCGCGATTGCCAACTTTAAAATATCAGCCCCACTTCCTTGGATTAGTGTGTTGGCGCTGCACATCATTGTCGCATCATCGTAACTTAATAGCCGTCGTCTTCCGCAAGCTGTTCGAATATAAGCCCAACCTTCTTGTACCAGAGATGCTCTTTCTTGGTGCCACGCCCGTAAGCGAGGGTAAGCCAAATGAAATGCCGCGTGGGCAATCTTAGCTTCTGATAAACTAATCATCTTTCCGCTTTGAGCAGCATACGTTTTATATTTTCGGTAACCCATACCGTATAAGAGAGCAAAGTTCAGAGTCTTACCTTCTTGCCTCTGCTCCTTTGTAACCGAAGAAATGTTAATTTTATATATCAGGCTGGCAGTTAAGGTGTGTAAGTCAATGTTTTTAACGAAAGCTTCTTTCATCTGAGTTATGTTTATGAGCTCCGCACCGAGGCGTAACTCGATTTGAGCCCAGTCACAAATAACCAACTTATAACCTGGAGCGGCAATAAAGCATTCTCTAAAATCTTTTGACCTTGGAACTTGCTGAATGTTTACTGCATAAACTGTTTTTCCCTGTGTTTTAGTTGTTTTAGGGGATCCATTGCTGGTAAAACGTCCGGAGTTTGCACCAACTTGGTTGTAACCAGAGTGTATCCTGTGGGTTACAGGGTTTATATTACTAATTAATTTATTTACATGCTCTAATCGAGTCTCAATTTTAGTTCGTTCTCGGTACAGAATCAAGGTTGAGTCTTCGCTATCAAACTCAGAAAGGGCGATTTGGTTAAGCGTGGTCTTGCCCGTCGTGGCATCTTTAGGCAACTCGATATTGCAAGAACTAAAGACATTGACAATCTGGGCTGTTGATCCGGGGTTGAATTCTTTCTTTGGTTTTTTTCCAACAGCAATAGAACCGTCACTAGACCTTGGAAGTTTGCAATCTTCTGGAAGTCTAGAGTCAAGTTCGTTAATAAACTGTTCGGTTTTTGCAACCAGTTCATCCTCAATACGTTTACGCAACACCATTAATTTCGTTACATCAACCCCAAATCCTGTGTGACACATTAAAGCCACAGGGCGAACACATTGCGACTCGACGCTATAAATAGGAGTTAAATTTTCTTCACGCAGCTCTTCCAGTTGATCTGCGGCAATGCGTGGCAGTACGTCAACGTCTTTTGCTGCATACTCTATTTGTTCTAACGTTAGTTCGGGTTGAGACCAATCTGTTCGACGCTGCTCTTTATCGAGTTCAATGTTAAGACGCCTTAGTGCGATGGCTTTTAAACTGCACGACAAATCCGCAAAGTAAGGTTTTTGAGCTTGAGGACTAATCTTTTTTTCTTTAAAACCTGAACGCAATACACGCTCAGCAATGTAAGTATCATAAATCTTGTTTTTAAAATCAATTCCTAACTCATATAAGAACTGCAAGTCAAAATTTAAATTTTGACCAATTATCATTTCGCGGGACTCTATTAACTCCTTTAACGCGCTGTCAGCTTGAACTTTAAATAAGTCAAAAACATAAACAATACGATCCTCATCAGTTGGATTGCTGTCACACAACTGGAGTAAACGCGGTTTAGCCAATCTTGCTTGTAGCCCTGTTGTTTCGAAGTCAAGGCAAATCTTTTTATGTTGGGTAAGAATTCCAATGGCTTCGGTGTACGTATCGGGTGTTGTTATGTAGTTGATGTGCATTAGAAGTTTAAAAGAAAATAGTAAAGGCGCCCCCGCAATGCAAACCGCGAGGACGCCGCAGACCTAAAAGTTAATAAACGTCGTTTTGCTCTTCGGATTCTTCTTCCAGTTCAGGAACTACATAAGAAAGTAGTTCCATAAACTTCCCCGTCTCACCCGTGTGGTAATCAATGTTATGACAGATTGCTCCTCGGAAACAATCCATAATCTCCTCTGGTTCTAAGTCGTCAATGAACTCCCCAATAGTTTCGTTGAAGGCATCGAAACAAATTTCAGTGAGAGTTTTCGAAGTTCTAGGATAATTTAGAGTCTCCATTCGATCAAGCCTGACGAGATTTGTAGAAGTTTACAAGGTATGTTTCAATGTCTCCCCACATTTCTTTAACTTGATTTCCCTTGTCGGTTAGTTTAAATGTGTAGAACATCCGCTTCATCGCTTCAGCTTTGGAGCTAGCGTCCTCTCGTCGTGAACCACAGGAATATTGCTGACGAAGAGACAGCAGCCCATTACTGTCGCAATAGAGCAAGCCCGAACGAAGAGAGATGTATAAAGGGCAGACGTAGAAAGAATCACGACGAGGGGTTCCGGGAGAAAGTTCAGTTGGTTCAAATACTTTACTAGCGTTCTTTTTAAACCCACGATACACCGCTGACGTGGATTTGATTCGGTATTCCGAAGAACACTTATTTACAAACTCCACTGCTATATCGCGTATTGCGCGATAATCTGTTGTTGTACAAAGGTGGAGCAATAAAGCTGCGCCTGCACTACGGTAACTAACAGACTTATTTATTTCCTCTACAATGTCTAGAGGATCTTTTGATGTTTCGAGTTTTTTTGTGCTTGGTTTGTTTTTAACCAAAGCAGAATATTTAGGAGTTGCTTTTTCAGATGTAGCTAGCTTAAAAGCTAGGGATGCCAGCGCGGAACTCTTTTGCTCTACGCTTAGGCTAAACAGCTTGTCACTGTCCATTATTTTGACATCGATCAGAGTTTCAAGGTCGATCTCAAAAGGTTGCTTTGCTTTAGCAGCTTTCATTAAAGCCGCTGCTTCTGGGTTTTCCAGGGTGCAACCCTGG